AGCTGGTTTAAAGCATGGTGGTAAAGTTAAAGAAGATTATCATAAAATGCCAGATGGTAAAATTATGAAAGACTCTGCTCATAAAAATAAAATGGCTCATGGTGGTAAGGTAGGCCGTGGGTGTGGTTCTGCCATGAAAGGTGGCGGTTCTGTAATGAATGCTGGTAAGTAGGAGCGTCTATAAATGCCTACTGATCCTAGAATTTATAAAATTATTCAAGAAATTGAAAGCAGCAATAATCCTGATGCTGTAAGTCCTAAAGGTGCAAGGGGCTTAATGCAGATTATGCCTAAGACTGGTGCGAAACCCGGTTATGGTGTTACACCACTTCGTAATCAATCTCCAGAAGAAAATGTACGATTTGGTAAAGATTATTTTAATGCCATGTATAAAAAATATGGTTCTATAGAACTTGCTTTAGCTGCTTATAATGCAGGACCAACTGCTGTAGATAACGTAGGTGGTGATATCTCAAGATTACCAAAAGAAACGCGGGAATATGTAAGTAAAGCAATGAAAAAATTTGGAAGTAATGAAATGCCCACAAAAACAACGGGGTACATTAGTCCACAAAAAAGATTTAAACAAACATCAGAAAAATTAGCAGAAACATCAAAGGCGAGAAACGTAGCTTTAGATACATTAGCGTATAAAAAAGCTTCAGATAACTCAAGGGGAATAAAAATGGCAGAAGAAAAACTAACATCACAGCAGCGTATGCGTAATACCGTCCGTGGAGATAGACTAGAAAAATTAATGGAAGAACAAAATATTCGTTCTGATTCTCCAAAAGGAAAAGAAATGCAAGCTAATACTGCATCGCTTATTTCTTTAGGAATTGGTGTAGGACCAGCAATGAGTCTTATTCGTGGTGCATATATTGGTGGTTCTGCTGCTTCAAAAGCTTCTGGCCGTGCTGCTCTAAAAAAAGCACTAGGTCAAACAAAAAACGTTAAAAATAGTGAGGTAACTACTTTTCAAGCACCCGTTGGAAAGGGAAAAGCTAGTACATTTTTATCTCCAGCAGAAAAAGCTGCTGGTATGAAAGCACGTACATCCGCAGTAAAAGGTGGTGTCGGTGCTGCTGCAATTCAAGCTGCTAGTTCAATTAAAGAAGATAAAAAACCTACGGTTAAAAAGCCTGAAGGAAAAGATTTTGAAGAAGAAATGGGTGTAGGTCAAGGACGTAAGCCAATTAAAACTACACCAGCTCAACGTAAACCAGCACCAGTTGAAGAAGGCAAGCCCGGTATGACCCGTGCAGAAGCTGAAGAAAAGGGTATTGTAAAACCTGAAGGTTTCTTTCAAGATGTAGCAGATTTAATTGCTGGTGGTAAAGGTAAAGGTACTGTAGAATATGACTATCCATCAGACGATAAAGAAAAGAAAAGTGGTGGGATGGTTTACCGTATGAAGGGTGGTAAAGTTGGTAAAGCAACTAAACGTGGCACAGGTAAAGCTATGACTGGTGCATACATTAATTATGGTAAACCTATGAAAGAAAAAATGTCTTCAGGTGGTAAAGTTGGCATGCGTGGTTGTGGTAAGGCCATGCGTGGTTTTGGTAAGGCAATGAAGGGTAAATAATGCCTCTTAAAAAAGGTAAATCCCAAAAAGTAATTAGTGAGAATATTCGTATGCTCCGCAAGGAAGGTCGTCCTGCAAAGCAAGCGGTTGCAATTGCATTAAGTACATCAAAGCGTAAACCTACTGCTAAGAAGGGAGGTGGTCCTGTATCTCCCTCTTCTCGCGTCAACGAAGCCGGAAACTACACCAAGCCGGGACTTCGCAAGCGTCTATTTGAAAACATTAAGTCAAGTTCAAAAGGCGGTGATGCGGGAGAGTGGTCTGCCCGTAAAGCACAAATGCTTGCACGGGAGTATAAAAAAGCTGGTGGAGGCTATAAGTAAAAATGGCATTGGCTAAATCACAGAGGAGTTTAAAGGCTTGGACAAAGCAAAAGTGGCGTACCAAATCCGGCAAACCATCCAAAGAAACAGGGGAGAGATATTTACCAAGTGCTGCCATAAAATCACTAAGTCCTACCGAATATGCTGCTACCACTAAAGCTAAAAGAGAGGGAACAAAACAGGGCAAACAATTTGTAAAACAACCAAAGACAATTGCAAAGAAAGTAAAACAATTTAGGAAAGTAAAGTAAATGGCCTTAACAGACGCAGAAAAAAATAAACTTCGTAAGCTTGGACTTTCAGGTTTAAATAAGCCAAAACGTACTCCTGCACATCCTACAAAGAAAGCTGTAGTTGCAGTTCGTGCACCTTCTGGCGGTGTTAAAGTTATTCGCTTCGGTGATCAGAAGATGGGGCATAATTACTCTCCTGAAGCCCGTAAGTCATTTAAAGCCCGTCATGGTAAAAACATTGCTAAAGGACCACAAAGTGCAGCCTATTGGGCTGATAAAGTATTCTGGGCTGGTCCTTCAGGTTCTAAAAAGACACCACCTAAATCACAGAAATATGTTCGTGGTTTAAAGAGAAAATAAAATGGCTATCAACAGATCTAGTATAGGACAGCAAATCATGAAAGCACCGATGAAAAAGAAACCTAAGCTTGGTTCAGGTAAGCGTTTTGAACAGACTACAAAAGCACTGGCAGCTAAAGGTGTTAAAGATCCTAAAGCACTAGCTGCTTATATTGGTCGTAAGAAGTATGGTGCAAAGAAGATGGCTTCAATGGCTGCTGCTGGCCGTAAGAAAGGTAAGTAATGTCTACGTCAGGCACATATAACTTCTCAATGGATATTGACGAAGTTATTCAAGAAGCAATGGAAATGATTGGTGGCGAACAGACACTAGGGCATGATCCTAAGTCTGCTCGTCGTTCAATTAATCTACTGCTACAAGATTGGCAAAATCGTGGTGTGCTTCTTTGGTCTACCGATACAACTGTTGTTACTGTATCTGTAAGTGTAACAGCATATGAACTAACCTCTAGCACCCTTGATGTTCTTGAAGCTGTAGTAAATCTAAGTTCTACAGATATTCAACTTGATCGTATTAGTATGGAAGAATATCTCAAGATTCCTCGTAAGAGCCAGACAGGCCGTCCTACACAATATGCTATTCGTCGTGGTAGGACAAACCCAACAATGTACATTTGGCCTGTTCCAGATTCTGCTAACTATACAGTTAAGCTTGAAAAGGTTCGTTACTTGCAGGATGTTAATAAGTCTGCTGTTCAAATTGCAGATATTTCTCGTAGGTTTCTTCCCTGCCTTCCAGCAGGACTAGCTTATTTTATGTCCCTTAAACGTCCCGGTATTACAGAGAATCGTGTAGCTTTTCTTAAGGGAGAATACGAAGAACGTCTTACCCGTGCAATGGACGAAGACAGAGAAAGGTCAAGCATCAGGATTATTCCTCGTCTAAACTTGGTGTAAGCAAATGGCAAGTGAAAAGATTGCAATTGGCGAGTGTGATGTTTGTGGTTTTGAATATCCATTACGAGACTTAAAAAAGAATACGTTAGGTTTTAGAGTATGTCCTAGTGATTGGGATGGTAGATTTGATTTAAAAAATCATCCACAGAATAAAAATCCAAGAACACAGGACGATGAAAATATTAGAGATGCAAGGCCCGATGAGGGTGATACTTACGTAACAGTTACTACAACAGATTGGCTACCGCCAGTTTATCCATAAGGTAAATAAATTATGGCATCAACAAAAAGAGCATATGCAATCTGTGATATTTGTGGTTTTAGATACAGGTATAACCAGCTAAGAAAAAATAGTTATGGTATGCTGGTATGTTCTGAAGATTGGGAAGGTTCTTATGATATGAAGAATCATCCACAAAATAAAACTCCAAATGTTCGTGACAGTGAGTTTATTAAAGATCCTCGTCCTCCACAGTCTTTAGGTAGAAATGTAGACTGGAATCAATACCAAGAAGATTGGGAAAACTCAAATAATGATTGGAATACAGTATAATGGCTGGACTTACAGGTAAAGAAATTGCTAATACCTATAAAGATTTGCTCCAGATGGACAATTCCAATGGTGGCTTGACGGCTACTGCTAGGAATGTCAAAGATGGTAATGGAACGGCTTCGCCTCTTCAACTAAGTAATTCAGCGGTTAATGTTAATGGTACTTTTCAATTAAATGGCACAACCCTTACAGCTTCTGCTTCTGTACTTAATGCTGTTGCTGACCTTACGGGTGCTACTGGTGTTGTAGCTGTAAGTGGTGGACAAGTTTATGGCCGTACTCTTACTGGTGGTAAGGGTGTATCTATTAGCAATGCCAATGGTACAGAAGGCAATCCTACATTTTCAGTTGCAGCCAGTGTAGCAACTTCTATTAATTTAGCTGCGGTAAGTTCACGTATTACTTCTGTTAGTGACTATACTGTAGCAGTTTCTTCCGCACTAGCCACAAGTATCGGAAATAGTAATACAAATATTACGGTTAATACAAACGCTATTACTTCAATTAATGCAGTTATTGATGCTTTTGACTTTGCTACAAGTGCTGAATTAGCTGCTGTATCTTCGGCTTTAGCCACCAGTATTTCAACTGCAAATACCAGAATTACTTCTGTAAGTGATTATGCAGTTGCTTTATCAGCTACAATGGCAACAAGCATTGCAAATCATCTTCCATTAACTGGCGGTACACTTACTGGAAATCTTTCAGGAACAAATATTACACTTAGTGGTAATGTATCAGCAGTGGCTTACTGGGGTAATGGTAGTAACCTTACAGGACTACAAGCATCCATTCCTGCATCAGTAGCAACATCTGCGGATCTAGCTGCCGTTAACAGTAGGGTAACATCTGTCAGTGATTTTGCTGTTGCACTATCTTCTACTTTAGCTACAAGTATTGATACTGTAAATACCCGTGTAACTTCTGTAAGTGACTTTGCTGTAGCACTTTCAGCTACAATGGCAACAAGCATTGCAAATCATCTTCCTTTAGCTGGTGGTACACTTACAGGTGATTTATTAGGGACAAACATTACTTTAAGTGGTAATGTTTCAGCAACAGCTTATTGGGGTGATGGTAGTAATCTAACTGGCCTACAAGCATCCATTCCTGCATCAGTAGCAACATCTGCTGATTTAGCGGCGGCTAATGCAAGAATTACTTCTGTAAGTGATTTTGCCGTAGCCCTTTCAGCTACCTTTGCTACAAGTATTAATAATAGCAATATTACAATTGCTGCTGTATCAGCTTTAACATCTGTTAACACAGCAGCAATTACTTCAATTAATACAATTATTGATGGTTTAGACTATGCAACTTCTGCTGAACTTGCAGCAACTTCTACTGCATTAGCTACAAGTATTCAAACAGCTAATACTCGTATTACTTCTGTAAGTGATTTTGCCGTAGCCCTTTCAGCTACCTTTGCTACAAGTATTAATAATAGCAATATTACAATTGCTGCTGTATCGGCTTTAACATCAGTTAATTTAGCGGCTATTACTTCTATTAATACTGTGATTGGTGGTTTTGACTACGCAACTTCTACTGAATTAGCCGCTGTATCTTCTGCACTGGCTACAAGCATTGGAAACACAAATATAGTAGTTGCTGCTGTATCTGCCTTAACATCGGTAAATGCTACAGCTATTACTTCTACTAATAATTATATTGCTACTGTTTCAGGTGCCTTAGCTACAAGCATTGCTAACTACTTACCCCTAACTGGTGGTACACTTACAGGGGGATTATCAGGAACTACTGGATCTTTCAGTAGTATAGTTAGTGCTTCTAATTTTGGTAATACGTCACAAAATGCATATGGTGCTAGGACTATTTCTATATCAGATCCAACAGGTGGTTCTGATGGAGATATCTGGTATAAGTACTAAAAAAGAGGTATAATAATAATATGACATTATCAGTTAAAGACAGTGGTGCTTGGAGAACTATTACAGGGCTTTATGTAAAAGCTTCTGGGGTTTGGAGAAGTGCAACCAATGGATATATTAAGTCTGGTGGTGTTTGGCGTGAATTTTTTACCTCCGCAATCAATGTAACTGTGTCTACAAATCAGACAAACTTTAACCTTTATACTGCTGCTGTGGCTGCTGGTTATGATGGCACTTCTGCGGTTACTATTAATTGTACTGTTAATTCTTCCATTGTTATTAATTCATCTAGCACCGGCAGTCCTGCTTTTACCTTTGGCGCTATACCCGGCACTTGTACTGTTAATTTAATTAATTTAGGAACAATTGAAGGTGCTGGCGGTGCCGGTGGAAAAGGTGGCAACGACGCTCCAAATCCACCACAAGGTGGTAGTGCCGGTAGTGCCGCTGGCAATGCAATGAATATTACTTGCCCTACAACTATTACTAATGGCTCTGGTTATATTTGGGGTGGCGGTGGTGGTGGTGGCGGCGGTGGCTGCTTGAATGAGAGTGTTGGTAAAAATGACTATACGGCTGGTGGTGGCGGCGGTGGTGGTGGTGCCGGTAATGCCGTAGGTACAGGAGGTGCGGGTGGTAGTTCAGCAGCCCCCGGTTCTGCTGGTTCTGCTGGTACAACCTCTGCCGGTGGTGCTGGTGGGGCTGGTGGTTTTGATAGTCCTTATACCGCTGGTGCTGGTGGAACGGGAGGAAATCCCGGTGCTGCTGGCAATGCGGGTGGAACTTTTGATGCAGCATTTCCCGGTGGTGCCGGTGGTGCTGCTGGCAAAGCAATCAATCTAAATGGAAACTCTGTTACTTGGGTAAGTGGTTCTACTGATCCTAATGTTAAAGGTGCGGTATCATAATGACAAAGACATGTATTTCAATTACTGGCGGTGTAGATAGCACTTATCTACTTTATAAAACTTTGTCTGAAACACAAGACGAGATTACAGCTTTTCATGTTGATTTTACTGAACTTACACCTGAAATAAATTCAGCTTCACTAGAAAAAACATTTTCACAAAATATAGTTAACTGGTTAAAAACAAATGTACGAGATTTTACATTTGAAAATATTGTGGCAGTTTCAAAAGAAGATATGAAATATTATTCGACAAAAGAAGCTTTAAAACAAGGTCAAAAGTATCTTGAAAAGGGCTTTGATAAGTTTTTAATTGGTAAGGCTACAGAAGATAATCGTAAAGTTGTTAAATCGCCAACAGGAAACGATGCTTTCATTAAACAGCTAAAAGAAACCTTTTTAAATAAAGTATTTATGCCACTAGTAGAATTAAACCAAGGTAAGCCACACGCTATTGCAAATTTACCAAAAAACCTATATAATATAACTCTTAAGTGTGGAAAGTGTACAATTGAAAATGGTGTGGTAACTCCATGTGGTAGCTGTACTTTTAAATGCAAGTATGTAGCTTTCTGTGAAGAAAAACTTAATGATGGTTGGACATCTGACAAAGTTTTAGATTATTATATGAAAGTAACTAGGCGTGGTCCTTATGTTGGGCTACCCGGTAAAGCAACTAATTGGTATCTATAATAAGGAATAATTAATATGGCTTACTATGCTACACTAGACAACAATGGTAATGTTGCCTCAGTAAAAGAAATTATTGGAGACATTACAGCAGATCAACTAACTGCTGAAGGACTATATCTATATGAATATACTGTAGATGCTATTTATGATTCATCCACTCAAAAAGTTGATGGCATTGAAACTGTAATTGAAGGAAACAAAGTTACAGTTCGTCCTAAAGTAGTTTCTAAAACTACACAGGATATCTATGAAGATAAACTTGAATTGCGTAGGCTATCTATTCCTTCAAGCACTGAACGTATTGAAATGATGGCTCCAATTCTTGATAAGATTATTGAGTGGATTGATCTTCGTGTAGTACCAAATGATCCAACTTCAATCAGTGCAATTACAGATGAAGAACGTACCTTTATTAAATCTCTTGTTGGGCAAGTAAGTGATAAAATTCTACCAACTAAACCATAAGAAAGAACAATGAAAAATAAACTATTTTATATATTTATATGCGTCTTTATTTTTTTTAGTTATCCAGTAAAAAGTGAATCTATTAAAGATTGGGAAAATAAAGCTAAAAAAGAATCAGAATTAGTTATTCACGGAAGATGGCGCGAAAATACATTATGGAAAGATTTGTATAAAGAATTTAAAAAAGACTATCCATATATAAATATTAATTATGAACGTAAAGGCACAAAACAAAACATTAAAAGTATTGTAACTTTTAGACAAACTAAAAAATTTGATATGGATGTTTTTATTGGTTTTTCAGACTATTTAGATATTCTTTATAATGGTGGACATTTAGAAAGTTTAAATTCTTTACCCGAATATACTATGCTTAAAGAAGAGCATAAAGGTATTGAAAATAAATGGGCATCATATTCCATTAAAGCTTGGTGTTCTGTTTACCACACCAAAAAAATTAATAGCAAAGAACTACCTAACAATTTAACAGACTTTTTAGATTATGTAATTAAAACTAAAAAAATAGTAGCTGTTAATAATAAGGAAAAAGTGTACAGTTCTTTTTTAAGTGCGTATTCTAAAAAAGAAGTTTTAGATAAAATGGATAAGGTTTTTAGTAGTAAGCCTTATAAAACTACAAGTAGTCTATCTAATATGTTTTCACTATTAAGTTTGGGTGAGTTTGATTTTATTCTTTATATGGGTTTAGATAACGTAGAACGATATAAAAAAAAAGGTATGCCAATTGAAGCACATTGCTTTAAAGAAGTACCTTTAACAGTAACTCCAGTAGCAATAATTAAAAATAGTAATTCTAAATATTCTGCTAAACTATTTGTAAATTGGTTACTAAGTAAACGAGGACAAGAACTAATTTACAAAATTGACGGTAGACTTCCGGTTAGAAAAGATTTTGATGAAAAGATTTATTTTAATAAAAAGGATAAAACTTTTCTTTTTAGATCTTGGAAAACTTATTTAGAAGATAATGACTTTACAGATAAAGAATGGTCTAAAAGATTTTTTAATAAAAGGTAAAAGATGGATAAACTAATAGATCTTATTAAATGGGTTGATAGCGGATTTAAACTATTCGCATTGATTCTTATTGGTCTATTAGTTGGTGCTGGATGGCTTATTTATGATAATAAAAAGTTAATTACTAAGTTTATTGGATCAGGCCATGTTGATGTTTTAGAAGTTACAAAATTAGAAAGTATTTCTAAAAAACTTTTATCAGATATTAACGCTTTGGGGTTAGTTGTCCATAAAGCAGATGCTTCCAAAAATCAACGAGTTACTGTTCTTGCATTAAATAGAAATGGTACACGATTTACTCCAGTTGAAGGTCATATTACCAGTCTATTTAATAGTGGACAGAATAACAGAAATAATGCCGCAATGACCATGCTTCGTGGTGAGGTTTACTGTGCACCATTTAAATCTTCAAGCAAGGTTGGTAAATGGATGGATAGCATTAAAGTTAAATACATGTGTAGAGTATCTATTCCTCCAGCAGCAGGACATTTTCATGGGTATATGTCTGTAGGCTTTAATAAAAAACCTTCAGATCTTGAAACAGTAAAAACAAGAATTGTTATCGCAGCAACAGAAATGGCAGAATAAAATGTTTTACCTAGTATCTATTATGATTTTTGTACAACTAGGTATTACAGAAAGGTCTGTAACCGGGCCATTTCAAACAGTGTATGAGTGTGAAAAACATAAGGCTAGAGTTGAAGCTGCTTACAACGACAAGACATTATTTAACATAAATAAATTAGACTGCATTAGACAACAAGAGGTAAACATAAATGGCTAGTACATATACAACCCGCGTAAGGCTAGAAAAACAGGGTGATGGGGAGAATCCCAATTCATGGGGTACTATCCTTAATCAGAATGTTATTGATCTTGTTGACGATGCTGTAGCTGGATATACCGTAGTTTCAGTAAGTAGTGTGCCAATTGCACTGACTACAAATGACGGTACACCAGACCAATCCCGTGCAGCAGCCCTAGATTTTTCTGGTACACTAACAGCAGATGTTACAATTACACTTCCATCTGTTTCTAAAACATACTTTGTTCGTGAAAATACTTCAGGTAGCTTTGCAGTAATTCTAAAGACTGTTGGTGGTTCTGGCCTTACACTAACACAGTCTCGGAATACTTTTGTAGCTTGTAATGGTACAGAAATTTATCAAATTGAAGATGCTACTTCTGTAGCATCTTTTACAGCTAACACTTTTACAGCTACTTCTATTACAGCTTCTGTAGTTGATATAGCTGCTAGTCTTTCAGCTACAGACATTAATGCTACAACAGTTTCTGTTACAAACATTGGTGCTTCTTCAATTATCACAACTTCTATTGCAGCCAGTGTATTTGGCACTGAAGCACAAAATGCTTATGGTGCACGGTACGTAACTGCTGTAGATCCTTCAGTAACGGATGGTTCAAACGGCGATATTTGGTATAAATACTAATGCCTAGCACAGCTTCAAAACTCACCAGACTTAGATTTTTACCGGGATTTCACCGGGAATCTACCAAGTACGCCGAAGAGGGTAAATGGTATGATGGTGATCGTGTACGTTTTAGAGAAGGTAAGCCAGAAAATCTTAGAGGTTATCAGAAGCATAATGATACTCCTTTAATTGGTATAGCCCGTGATCTGTTAACATGGAGCAATAACAATACAGAAAAGCTTATGTCTTCAGGAACAGAGCAACGTCTATATGTATACTTTAACGATTATAATTTTGATGTTACTCCAATAGTATCTACTGTATCTGTAGAAGCTGGTGTACTCGGTAATATGAATACATCTGCTGGTTCTCCTTTAATTGAAGTAAGTATTACAAATCATGGGGCAGAAGTAAGTGACTGGATTTACATTACAAATGCGTCTATTAATGGTTTCGGTGGGGCTACTGACTTTGCTGTTTCTTCCTTTGGTGGCCCTACTTTTCAAGTTGTTAGTGTCAATGGACTAAATAACTTTTTCATTAGTGTTACAAGTGTAGCTACCAGTACAGAAACAAATATGGGTAGTGGTACTTTTGGATTTCTTCTACCTACAGAACAAACTAATAACATTCAAGGTTTAGGTTATGGCGCTGGTGTTTACAATGCTGGTGTATCCACTACAGGTGCTAGGGCTTGGAACCAACAAGCTACACAATCAGGCATTATCTTCTTAGCTAATCAGTGGTCTATGGATAACTGGGGTGAAGATCTTCTTACTGTTCGTCGTGGTGGTCCTCTTATTCACTGGGATGCTAATTTAAGTATTAACCCAGTTCGTGCGTCTATTGTAGCCACCTCCCCAACTAAAATTAATAGTATTGTAGTATCACCTAATGATCGTCACGTAATTGCATTAGGTGCTAACGAATATGGCACAAGTATTTTTAACCCAATGTTAGTTCGTTGGGCAGACCAAGAAGACTACACTAACTGGACACCATCAATTAGTTCAACATCTGGTGAAAATCAGCTTATTGATGGTACTGAAATTGTCGGTGGTGTACGTGCACGAAACGCTGTGCATGTATGGACAGATCGTGCTTTATACGGTATGCAATTCGTTGGTCCTCCATTTATTTTCAGTTTCTCTCAGCTAGGTGCTAACTGTGGCTTGATTGCGCCACACGCAGCTATTGCAGTTGACGGTGTATCTTATTGGATGAGTGACAATAACTTTTATAGGTTTAATGGTCGTGTAGAACGTCTAAATTGTACAATCCGCCGTTATCTTTATGACAGCTTTAATATGTCTCAAAAGGATAAAGTATACGCTGGTACTAATGCAGAGTTTAATGAAATTATTTGGCTGTATCCAAAAGATGGTTCTGACGAACCTAATGCTTATGTTATCTATAACGTACAAGAAGATCATTGGGTATATGGTTCTTCTTTTTATACAACCTTTGAAGATCGTACAGTATTTAGTAATACTATGACTACAGGCCCTGTAAACGTAAGTGCCGCTTCTTACTACTGGGACAATGAGCCAGAAGATGTTTATGACGGTGATGGTCAGCCCCTGACATCTTATCTTGAGTCAAGCGACTTTGATCTTGAAGATGGCGACAAGATTATGTTTATGAACAGGATTATTCCTGACGTTTCAATTAGTGAAGGTAGTTTAAAGTTTACAATTGAAACACAGTCTTATCCTGCTGGCCCTACAATTACAAAAGGACCATACATAATTAATGCTGGTACTCAAAAGATTGATCTTCGTGCAAGGGGCAGACAAGCAGCAATTCGTGTATCAACATCTGATCAACATATTAATTGGCGTTGGGGTACAATGAGGTTGGCTATTCAACCTGATGGAGATAGATAATGGCTCAACTGTATCCTGAATTACCTGTATATGCTGATGTAACTAAAGTTGATACACGACAGGTATACGAAGATATTCTTAATTACTCTGCTCAAATGAAGTTTCTCCTTGAGCAAAGGGATAGACAAGTAGATCTTGCTCCATCTAAAAGATTTCTTACTGTTACATCAACATCTAATATTGGTAGTCCTCTTATTGGTGATATAGCTTATTCTACATCATTAGCACAGTTTCAAGGATTTATTAATGCAAGTGTAGGTTGGGTTCCTTTTAATGCTGGTGGTGGTGCAAAAGGCTATTACATGGCCCTGCACGACGATACAAATCAAATTGCAGTTTCAACTTCTGTAGCCTATCCCGTAACTTATACAAGTGTTGATGGTTCCTATGGATTTTCTTTGGTAAGTACGTCTAAAATTGTTCCTGACTATGCCGGTATTTATAACTTTCAGTTTAGTTTACAGCTAGGTAACTCTGATACACAAGACCATGATATTTCAGTTTGGGTAAAAAAGAATGGGATTAATATTCAAAGAAGTGCTGGTGTAGCCACTGTTCCATCCACCCACGGCGGTATTCAAGGTCATAATATTCTATGTTACAATGTTATAGTAACTTTGTCTGCATCTGATTATTTAGAATTGTATTGGGAAACTGATCAAATACAGGCATATTTAGAAACTATTGCTTCTATTACAAGTCCTGCAATTCCAGATTCTCCAAGTGTAATTGCTACCATAGTACAGGTTTAAAGTATGCACGACTATAAAACAATGTTCGATTTGATTCAAAATAGCACATATATTGAGAATGTCAATAATGGTGTTACCGTCCCTCCCGGCGATTATTTTGGGGCTAAAACAGGGGAAGGTATGGCATATTCTAAGGATTCGTTGTATAATAAGAGAAATATGAATAGACTACAAGCTGATATGACAAAGATCCAGTCTAATTATATGAATTTAAAAGGAACTAAATAATGGCACTAATGGTAAACCGTGATGCTCCTATGAGCGGATTAGCTAACCTAATGGCTATGAAAGGGCGTATGGGCGATACTGAACTTGTCCATATGTCCAAGCCTGAGATTCGTGGACTTGCCTCTCTAGGGCAGCTTACAGTCAATCCTAACACTGGTTTACCTGAAGCCTTTAATCTTCTTCCCGTACTTGGTGGTATTGCTGGTGGTATTCTTTTAGGACCGGCTGGTGCTGGTCTAATGTCTAGTGCTTTAGGTGGTGCTGTTGGTACAGGTCTAGGTGGTTTACTATCCGGCCAATCAATTGATAAAGCTTTATTTGGTGCAGCTTTAAGTTATGGTATGGGTAGTTTTTTGGGAGGTGATGTAAGTGATGTAGGTAATATTACTGCTGGTGCTGATCCTACTGCTAGTGCTAGTGCTGCCGCTAATTACGGAGTAGAGGGTTTATCTGAAGGTGCAATAAATGCTGGTATTCCTGCTCCTAATGCTAGTGGTTTAGATTTTGCTACAGGAATGGGCGGCGATGCTTTTGGTGGTAATTCGTGGGCTGATGCGCTAACTTTTGATCAAGCTGGACCTACAGATTTTACTGGTGTTGTAACTCCTAAAGGATATAAGATTGCTACAGATTCCTTAGCTCGTGCACAAGACCTTGGTTCTAAATCTACACTTGAAAGAGCATTAAGTCCTGAAGTTTTGGGACAAGAATTATCTAAACCTAAGACCTATTTACCAGTAGCGGGTGCTTTAGCTAGTGACTTCCTCTTACCTGATACACCTTATGAAGCACCTGAAAAGAAACCAACTACAATTACTCCACAAGAAATGTATGTAGCTGAAGAAGGTGCCGGTGCACCATCAGCACGTACTGCACTAGAACAAGCCCTGTATGGTGGTGCTGAACGTCAAGGACCAAGATACGGGTATAGAAACCTACCTTCATATGTAGTTGCTAAGTCTGGTGGGCTTATTAGTCTAGCAGAAGGTGGTATGCCTAAAGTTATGGAAGGTGGTGAAGTTAAGTATGTTCCAACTACACAGTCCGCACTTAAAGATGCTCTGCTTGGTCCTAGCCAGCAGATGATTGAACCTTACAGGATGCGTGATAAAGAATTAGGAGAAATGTCATCGGATGAATATATGGCATTATTTTTTAAAGATCTGCAAAAAACTGATAATCCAATGGGGCAATACGCATATCCATTAATAAGAAAGTTGTCTCAACAGTCCCTAGATAAATTTAAGAGGCTATCAGCTAGTCCTCAACAAAATGGTCAAATTAGTTCTGGCTTTAACGTAGGGGCTAATGTAGGGAATACTAAAGGCTACGCTGAAGGTGGTGTTGTTGAAGAACAGGGAGAATATTTTGAAGGTCGTGTAGAAGGTAATGGCGATGGTATGTCAGATGAGGTAGAATACGAAGTTGAAGGTGAAGATCCTGACATGGCAATGCTAAGTCGTGACGAATACGTTCTTCCTGCTGACGTAGTTGCCATTCTTGGTAATGGTTCTTCAGAAGCCGGTGCAGATAAACTAGATATGTTTATTAAACAAACTCGTAAGAAAGCCTTTGGTACAGAAAAACAACAAAAAGAAATGAAGGGTGACGGAGGGTTATCTGGCCTAGTCGCATAAGGATATATGGTATTACATAAAGTAGAACAATGTCACATTGAATTTATTTTTCCTTTTGTACAACACTTACTTCAAAAAGCTGTAGATACTAACTTAGGTGAAACATCTTTAGAAGACACAAAGAATAATCTATTAGAAGGAAGACAGCAACTCTGGATATGTATTAATGAACTAACAGAGAAAATTGAACTGGCTCTTACTACACAGATTGTTTACTATCCTACACAAAAGCATTTACAAATACATTTAACAGGGGCTGAACCACATACTATAGATAACTGGTTACATTCTTGGTCTAAACCTTTAGAAGACTTCTGCAAAGAAAATGATATTAAGTTTATTGAATGTGCAGGAAGAGAAGGTTGGATAAAGGTACTTGGAAAGTTAGGCTACAAGAAATATGTAACTGTTCTAGTAAAGGAACTTTAAGAATATGAAAACTAATATTAAAGCATTAATTTCAGAACTTTCAGTAGTTGAGAAGATTGAACTTCTTGATTGTCTGTATCATGAACTATCTGGTCATGGCACAGATGGTGATACTGAACTGGCTCACATTAATACCCGTGAGGCTGCTGTTCTTAAAGCACTAGGTGGTTCAGGGACTGTAAACGAAATTACAGGTCTTCGTCAGTTTGGTAAAAGTTCTCCACCACCACCACCTTCAAGTCAGTCTGTTGAACAAAAGATTCCTGAAGAAATTAGTCCCTATATTAAAGACATTCTTGCTAAGGGACAGGCTATTCAAGAACAACGCACGGCAGAAGGTTATCGGCCTTATCAGGGTCCACAGCTTGCAGAATTTACTCCTGAACAGCAACAGTCTTTTACTGGTATTTCGGGTCTTGTAGGTACAGGTCAGCAGTACTTTGATCCTGCTGCAAGGCTTACTGCTGCTGCTGCAATGCAGCCTACAGGTCAAGAAGTATCTCAGTATATGTCACCATATATGCAACAGGTTGTTGATATTCAACAGCGTGAAGCACAGCGTCAAGCTGATGTAGCTGGTCAGCAACTGTCTGCACAAGCTGTGGGTGCTGGTGGCTTTGGTGGTTCTCGTCAGGCTATTCTAGAAGCTGAAGCTGCTCGTAATTTACAGACACAACTAGGTGATATTCAGGCTAAGGGTCTTGCTGCTGCTTATGAAGACGCACAGGCACGACTTGCAGCACAACGTCAGCGTCAGCTTGCTTCTGGTGCACAATTTGCACAGATGGCTCCTTCTGCCCTGTCTACAGCCCTTCAAGAACAGACTGCTCTACAACAGGTTGGTGGTTTAAAACAGACACAGTCACAGGCTGCACTTGATATTGCTAAGGGTCAGTTTGAAGCTGAAAAGACTTTCCCAGAACAGACACTACAGCAGTACTCTTCACTTATCCGTGGCTATGCTATGGACCCAAATATTACAAAAACTACGACAACCCCCGCACCAAGTACGATACAACAGCTTGCTGGTCTTGGTAGCTTGGGTACAGGTCTATATGCTGCCAGTAAGATGTTTAAGAAGGGTGGCAAAGTTGGTGACGGTAAAGGTATTGCTTCTATTATTGTTAAACGTAAGAATGGTGGTAGTGTAGTTAAATTACAAGCTGGTGGTAGTTTTGGTTTTAATACTCCACTAGAAGAGCAATTTACTAGACAGGAATTAGACCCTTATTTAAGTTTGAGTATCCCTGAATTACAAGATTACCTAAATATAAATGATCCAAAAATTAATAACATAGTACAAAGGGCTTTAGAAATTAAAAGCCAACAACAAAAACCTACAGAAGCCCAACTCGCGACTGAACAAGCAAAAGAAGCGGCTGATGCTGGTCCCGGTGATACTGGTAATGAAGTCGGTATTATTTCTGCTGATGGGACTGTTATTCCAGCTAATAAAGGTGCAACTGCTTCTCAGGCTGCACAACAAATGAAAAATGTATCTCTATTTAGAGGTGCTAACAAACAATTATCTGAGGAAGACAAAGATTTAAAATCACGGTTGTCTTTGTATCCACCTGATATTTTAAGATCACAAATGAAAGCTGGAGATGAGTATGTAGCTGCTATTTCCAAAAATATACAAGAAATGAGAGATAATGCAAAATCTAGAAAAGAAACTGATGGTATTATTTTTGTACAAGAAGTTTTAGGTAAGTTAGCCGGAACTAAAGCTGGTGCAAGTTTTGGTGCTATGTTAGCAGAAGCTGCTCCATCAATTTCTGAAGCTACAAAAGCTGCTGTTGTATCACAGCGTGAAGTAGAAAAAGAACTTAGGGCTGCTGGTCTTAAAGAAAAAGAGATTGCTTATGCAATGTCTAAAGATATTGGAAGTATTAAACTGGATATTTACAAAGCACTTCAAAAAGCTGGTGTATCAGATAAAGATTTGGCTTATATTGCAGAAAAAATTAGACCTATTAATGATAAGCAAGCAATACTTGAATATTCAAAGATTGTTAAAGATGGCGGAGTAAAAAGGTTAGCAGAAGCTCTTGCTGGTACTATAAAAAATCCACCTTCTAGGCAGGGTACAGGAACAGCTTCTGTTACTCAAGATAGATCCAATGTTCGAACATATCCATAAACCATGACAGACACTAGCTACACATTGCCACAGAATGATGAACTAGAAACAGCACAAGCTGATTCTCGTCCTAAGACTGCGGATGAATTAATAGAAGAACTAGGTTATAATAAACCTTCTACCAATGGTTCTTCTACTGGAGAAAGTGTGTCTGCTGACCCTGCTAGTCTTCCAGAAAAAATATCTTATAATGATATGTTAAAGAATAGCAATGCTATTTCTGCTATGTATTATGCACTGCAAGATATGGGAGAAACTGTTAGTGAAGATCCTAAACAAATTCTTGATACATTTTTAACTAGACAAAGATACATAAATGTAAATGAGTTATCTACAGGTGTTGCTTTATTTAAAGAGTCAAAATATAATGACGATCAAAAGGCAATGCTTCGTACAGCTTTAACATATCTAGATAAGATGCCTTCATTTGGAAGTTCTGAGGGTGCACCTACATTATCTGCAATTACAGATTATGCTCTGGCCGGAATTACTTCACCATCAAATTTTATAACTGCTGTAGCTTCTGCATACACTATGGGCGGGGCAGCGGCTGCAAATGTGACTATACGTAGTAGTATTTTAGCCGCAAGATTGGCGGCATTAAAAAATCCTGCTGTAATAAAGACATTGGCGGTTGAGGGTGGCATTGCTGGTACTGCTGAAGCTACTCAAAATCTTATGCTTCAGAAATTAGAAAAAGATATTGGTTTAACAAAAGAAATTAATCCTTATTATGTTGTAGGGGCTGGTCTACTTGGTGGTGTATCGGCACCAGCTTTTGGTCTTACTTTAGATCTTATTGGTAGTTATGCTTCTAAAGGCATTGGTAATGCATTAGAATATTTTAAAGTTAAGCCAATCTTAGAAAAAAATCTACTTCCTTCTGGCGGTTTAAATGAAAATTTCAGCCGTGTAATGGAACGTGAAAATGCTATAACTTATTCTTTAGGAGAAAAAGGAGCAGATCTTCAAAAGTCCATTCTAGAAAAAGCTGAAAAAGTATTCAACGCACCAGAAGCTAAATGGACACCACAACAAGTACGTCTTATGAACGATGCTTTAGAAAATAATCCTGCTGCTATACAACAGGTAAGGCAGCTTTCTAATGATCTGGCTAATGACATTGGTGTACTAAGAAATGAACTTATTCCAGAAGCAAGTGCTTATGGTCTAAGATCTAATTTAAATCAGCAAGGTTTAAATACATTTGTAAATAATAATAACTATTTACGAAATGTAGCTACTCGTTATATTGGTAAAAAACGGTCTGTTCCATTTGATGAATTTGTACAACAAAATCCATCAATTGTTTCTGATATGCAAGCTATTATTCTTCAAGATAAAAATTCTTACTTTAGCCAATTACAGCGTGGCGTACAAAATCCCAACGAAGATTTTAAATATATCTGGGAAAACTTTACTGATGCAAAAGGGAATATTTCATTTCCTCAACAAAGAGTTGATGAAATAGTAGAAAAATACGTTAAAGATTTATACGAACCATTAACTGGTAGTAGACGTAATGAAAATGTGTTTAGTTCTAGAGGAGCATTTCCTCCCGCATACTCAAAAATTATTGGGTTAAATGAACGTCCAACACAACGTATTTTTGAATCTATTACTGGCATGATGGATACAACATCTAAGAGCAGGATGGCTAATGGTTTTGCAAAAGAAGCTATAAAGATAAATGAAGCTTTTAGATCTGCTACCAAAGATGACGCGGTACGTGCATTAGGAACAACTGATCTAGTTAAACTGGTTGATCCCGGTAATGATAAAGCTGTGTTCTCTGCTCCGTATACAAAACTATTTACAGATGATCTTAAAAACGTATGGGTTAAAAAAGACTTCGCAGATAAGATAAAGAATTTTTATGATCCTGTTGGTATTTTTGATAAAGCTTTGTATAGTGAAGGTCTTGGTGGTTGGACATTAAGAAATATATACAAATTACAAACAGGAATTAAAACTGGTAAAACAGTTTATAACCCTCCCGGTGTTGTAAGAAACTTTGGAAGTTCTTTATTTTATACCTCTTCTTCTGGAAATATGCCCGGAGTACTAAGTGGTTTAAGCAGTTTTAGAAGTCTAGATCCATTAGACCAAAAAGTATTTGAAAAACAATTAAAGAATACTGGTGTATTAGGTTCTAATGTTGATTTAGGACAACTAAATAAACGAATTAGAGACATTCAAAATATAGATTCAGATTCATTTGCGTCAAAGTTAGCTGATTTAAAAGTAACCAAGACTGCAAAAAATATTTATGGTTATGGCGACGATTTCTTTAAGACTGGTATTTATTATAATGAACGTCAGAATTTGAAAAAAATTCTCAATGATTATCCAGATCCAAATATTAAAATTCAAACTCTAAATAATTTTGAAAGAGATTTCCCAGAACTTATAGCTGATCAACAAGATATGCTTGTTAGAAATTTTAATAGGGCAGAAAGAAATCAGTTACTAAGAAAGTTTAGAAATGAATATAATAACCAAGCCTTATCTTTTAGAGATATGGCAAAGGAGATGGCTTATCTAAGTGAAGAAGCAACTAAAAATGTAAATAATCTAGCCCCTGTTTATAGTCGTATTGCAACTGTTCTAGAAAAAAGTAGTGCAATTCCTGTAATTGGAAACTTTACTGGCTTCGTAACTGAACGTCTGCGAAACACACATAACCTATTTAAAACAGCTACTAATGAAATGCGTATGGGTTTTGAAACAGGAAATAAGACTCTTCAGCGTAGAGGTATTGAACGTCTTATGTCTTGGTACGCAACTAGAATGGGTATTTATGGGGGTGCAGTTGCTTTTAATGAAGCAATGGGGATGACTGAAGCTATAGAAAAATTAAAGCAATCAAATATTATATCACCTTACGAGAGAAACGATACTCTTATTGGTGTTGGTTTAAATAAATATGGTCTTCCAGACTATATTAATCTAAGTTATATGGATCCAGATCATTATATATTTGGTGCTTTTATGCCAATTTTATCAAAAGCAGCTATGGGTCAAGATGTATCTAAAGACATTGATGAAAGTATTAAGTATGCTGCAAAAAAACTTTATGAACCATACTTAGATCCAACATTTATTGTACAAATTGGTGATAACATTGCTAATGCAATAACAAATCCAAGAGTAGCTGCTGGAGATGCTGCTTTAAATACTTATAAATTAGTTGAACCGGGTATAGTAAAATCATTTAGAAATGCTATAACCAGTACGGGTATAACAGATAATACCGCATTTTCAGCATTAGATAGGGCATTAAATCCAAGAAGCTTTGGTGGTATGCCTAAAAGAACTGATAATCCCATTGATTGGATTTCAACAAACGCAATGGATAACTTGGGTTTATCTGTAAAGAGTATTGATCCAAGAAAGTTTACTGGCTTTGCACTTAAAGAAATTTCGGAACCATCTAGAATTTCTTGGAATAACTTTAAACAAAAACTGACTTCAACTCTATCTGATCCTACTAGTTCATATACTTTCCAAGACATGGGTAAAGAATATGATGCTGCATTAAAGGCACAGTTTGAGTATCAGAAGAATCTTCGTAAACTGGACGATACTCTTTATTATTTTATGTCAAGAAATGAAATTGATAGAATATATAAATTGAAAGATTTATCTGGTGTTGCTCCATCACAAAATGTTATAAATGGTATAGTAAGGAGAAGTTTTACACCACAAAGATTATCTTCTGAAGGTAACTATTGGACAGATATCAGAAAAAGTATGGAAAATAAAGTGGGTGGTTTTAATGCAGATGAATTACAAAAACTACGTGGTTTATTTAATGAAATAGAAAATTATTACCGTGGGGCTGATCTATATGGTGAACCACCAGATATTAAAATAGGAGGGTAACTGTGCCAGAAGTAAATATGTTATGGAATCTATTGCTTAGTGTTGCTGCTGGTGGCACAGTATGGTGGGTACGTGGTGTTAACGTACAGATTGCCGAAGTGCGTAAACTTATCTCTATTACCAGAGAAGAGATGGCACGGGAGTATGCCCTTAAGGTAGACGTAGACAAAGATATTCAGAAGATTATGAACCGCTTTGATCGTCTGGAAATGAAGCTAGATAAAATTATGGATAGGGTATTAGATAGTGGTAAAAAGTAATTGGGAATATTTTACAGAAGATGAACTGAAGTGTAAAGGTACTGGTCAGTGTGACATGGATGCTGACTTCATGGAAAAGCTAATTATGCTACGTGAAGCCTTTAACAAACCAATATTTCTATCTTCTGCATATCGTAGTAAAGAGCATAATGAGAAGGTTGGTGGTGCACCTAATTCACCACATACATATGGTAAAGCCGTAGATATTCTTGTGTCTGGAAGTGACGCATATCGTGTCATTGATCTAGCACTAAAGCTAGGCTTTACAGGTATTGGTGTATCACAAAAAGGACCACACGACAAGAGGTTCATTCATCTAGACACAATGACGAATAGTTCCTCAAGTCCAAGACCAACAATATGGAGTTATTAAACTATGGATCTAGGTAAAGTTGCAAAAGATATTCTTGGTGTTGTAGCACCAACACTAGGCACAGCTATTGGTGGACCTTTTGGTGGCATGGCTGCTAAGGCACTTAGCGAAGCCCTACTAGGTAAGTCAGATGGTTCATCCGGTGAAATGGAAAAAGCCTTAGCATCTGCAACGCCAGAACAGCTTGCTTCAATTAAGAAGGTAGAAGCTGACTTCAAAGTGCAGATGAAGGCTTTAGATATTGATCTGGAGAAGATTGCAGCAGATGATCGTGCTTCTGCTCGTCTAAGGGAAATGTCCACTAAAGACAAGATGCCAGCCATTCTAGGCTTTATTACACTTGCTTCTTTCTTTGGTTACATTGGCCTTGTAACATTCCTACCACAGACTTTAAAGGTTGATATGGCCTTTGTCAACATTGCAATTGGCTGGCTAGGAGGTACTGCAAGTACTGTAGTGTCTTACTACTTTGGTAGCAGCGCCGGTAGTGCAGAAAAGAATAAGCTTATTGCTGGTCAGAAGAATTAACATCTTCTAGTGAAGAAGGGGAAAGACCTGTTTCTAGGTCTTCTTCACTATCTTGAGGGGGATTGTCGGCTTGATTGTCGGCATCCCCCTCTTCTTCTTCTGCAAACCAAGAGCAACGAAGAAAGATCCTTGTTGCCCTTTCCTCACCTAAAATTTCTAGATATTTAATAATATCAGCCTCTAGTTCATGAATAGAGGAGGGGATTACTTCTTCTTGTTTGGTATTTACTTTAGCAAGAAGTTCTAGTGCTTTAAGAGCAGTGTTGGTATGGTTGTTCTGTTTGGCTGCAACATACTGCTGCTCAATCTCCTCAATGACGTTAATCTTGGTTTCTAGTTCTTTCTCTAGTTCCTCAATACGTTCCTTGATACGGGCATCATTAGCAAGCCGACAACCCTGATTGGTTGCAGATCGTGCTGAATAACCAGCTACCTTTGCAGCTTCCGTAGCATTACGATAGACTACATAAGCTTGAGCAAACTTCTCATGCTTTTCAGAAAGTCCCTCATGTGTAGATTGTTTCTTAGCCATTATTTACTCTCAAAGTAGTCTAGGAAGTAAGGTAGATTGGCATGGAAAGAGTTTTTGAATACTTCAGAAACCAGTGTACCAGAACCATATAGCTTGATATTAGCATCAATAGTCTTGTTGTTAAACAGTCGTTCACAATCCTGTGCCATAGCTAGAAGTTCTCCTGTAGTCCAGAACTTCTCACCATTAGTTTCAACAGGAATGTACTTTGGTTTATCGTCTAGCCTTTCCTTCTTCTGATCGTCTGTAAGCCCTGTCACATTACAGTCAAAGCCAAATAGATGAAAGTTACGGAAGCCTAGAATGTGCATAAGACCAAAGCCTCGCATTGCAGCACAGGTTCCACCAGTTACAAAGGTAGTATCCTTTGGAATGTTTGCTTCACTGGAAATCTCAAACATCTTTGGATTTTGTGTAGCTTCACGAACAGCATCTGAATATGCATGCCAGCCATGAATGTTCTTGGTTCGTTCCATAAGATGTTTAGTAACTGAAGGATCGGTCATTGAGGCGACAAAGAAGTTAGTAGTTGAATCTACTGTCTCAAACAGATCTTTACGAAGAATACCATGTGTTGATATACCATCAATAGGACGAGGATCAAGAATGATACAACCCCACTGATGGATGTTTTCTTTTAGAAGCTTAGGATAACTATGCTTTACACTAAGTACAACACCATTTGTTTGCTTTATAACACGCCTAAGTTCTTGAAAGTCTGTAGAAGGGCCAGCAGAAACAATGATTGCATGCTCTGGATTTGGCCTACACGATTTAGAAATACCCCAATTTTTAATAAGCTTTAAGTTTTGATTGACATTATTGATAATATAGTCTTTTGGCATACAGTCTTTTGGACGTACAACAATAGGTACTCTATCTTTTGGTATATTCTTTAAAGCATCCTTTGGTACATTCTTGAGATTACCTTTGAAGTGTGTCATGTACTGAGACAGTTCTGACTGTGCAAAGGCGGCTAGTCCGTCTACGTTAGGAGTTAGATTATGTGCACGTAATCCATGAGCAATGTAAATCTTTAGTAGACGATCAAAGATAAAGCCATCATGCCACTCACGATATGAAATAACTTCACCAATATCATAACAGCCACGAAGATCACCAAGTAGGCAGTAAGGTGATTCGCTACTGATATTAAAAGCTACGAAAGAAGTCTCACTGTAGTCAACATCTTTTCGACCAAGATAGACAAGTTCTGCTTTATCTGGAAAAATCTTTAGCAGCTTTTCTTCTGACAGGGGTTTTGTTGTAATTGTATCTGCATCTAACCACACTAGCCAGCCAGCATCTGCCATATCATCGCCAAGCTTAAAAGCACAGTCTGTCATGGCATAGACCTTATGGCACCACTTAATGGCATCCATACGCCAATTGTAAGGCGTTTTACCACCCATCGTGCCATCATAAAGCTTCATACGATCACGATAGTCTAGCATATCTTGAACATCGTTCAAATTACGATATTCAATCTGAGAAGACTTTGGTAGATCAGCAATTAGATCTTCCGTAAAGTCGTGGTAGTATGCTGTTAGTTTAAGATCGTCCTTCCAGTTCTCAATAACTGAGAGGAGCATATCCTTGGCATAGGTTTTATAGCCATCTGGGCTAAATGAAGTTACAAAATTAATCATGTTTCTTTTTCTTTACCTTTAATTTATCTAAATAAAAGTCCTTCCACTCCTTAGCATACTTACCATCAACTTCGCGGGTAGGCTTCCAATCTTTATAGATAGGACCACCAGTAGTGAAGTGAACATTCTTAGGTTCAATGTTCTCTGCGCTATGTCCATCAAGCCAGTTCCACTCTTGCTTAATATTACCAATAAATTCTGATTCAAGCCAATAGAATCCATGTAGCCATGAGCCGGTCTTTGTGTTTACGTCACCAGTGGTAAGTTCTTTTACTTTAGGATGGTCACAGTTCCACAAAACAAAAGAAGACCAGTTCTTTCGGTTATACACAGTCTGAACTTTACCACCCATCTTTGTAGATTCTGCTGGTGCATAGTCGTGTTTTACGCAGCTAATTGCTACGTTACGATTGGAGCCATGTGTATCAAAGATTTCTGTGATATCTGATCGTACATACATATCACAATCCATAAATAAAGCAAGCCCACTATACTGGTTTAGCATAGGGGCTAGAAAACGTGTAAAGCTAAACTCTGTGGAAAAGGGCTTACGATCAAAAGTATCTACAACACCAGATTCTGTTAGTTCCCCGCTGCGCCAGTAAAGGCCAGCCCTGCGTACCTCAGATTGTACAATAGGTACAATATTATAGCTATCTTTGGTATTAGCCTCAATAGACTTCTTAAGTACTTCGCAATAGATTTCTTCTGTAGGGTCGTAACCTATGTAAATTGTTGGCTTTTTTAGGAACATGGATATTCTTCTAGTTGTTAATAGGATCTACCATTATATATTATAATTTTATATTTGTCAAGTACTATCTAAACATAGGTCCAGTAAACCATCCAACCAAAGAATATCTAGTACCATTTTCAACAGGGGTTACTCTGTGGTGCATGAAGGATGGTAGTACAGTTATAGTCCCTGTCTTATGAAGTTCTTTAACTGTATTATATCTATCTGTGCTGGTGGGTACATTAGCTTTTTCTACCTGAAAATCACCACCAGTGTAGTTCTCATTTAAGGCAACGACAACTGTAAGCTTCCTTACATATTGATCATCTGGCCCTTCTGTTCCTATGTCTACGTGCCAGTTGTAGTACTGACCTTGTTCATATTTACAGAATTGTGGGGTTTGAAAGTCGGCAAGATCAAAGTTCCAACCAGCCTCAATATTAGCCCTGTTTATATAGACGTACAGCAGGGTGATAATATCAGATGAGTTAATCCAAGAAATAGAATTGTTTCTAATTCTTGAGTCGTACTTTGTGCCGTCACTTTCAAACAGCCCACCGCGAACCAATTCTAAACTGTTGCCTAATTTAATAAGGCCATGACAAAGTTCTTCTGGTAATTCCTCTGTAAATGAATAGTACGGAAAGTCAGAAATCATTATTGAACCAGATCCACTACCTCACATACCCCGGCTGTGCAAGCAAGCTGCTGACTGCTAGTTGTGTTGTCTTGGCTTTCATACTTTGAAATCTGTGACCAATCTACTTGCTTTGGCATCTTTGCAAGAAGTTCTTCGTACTGTTCCTTTGTGCAATCCTGATATGGTGCCTGATCATAGATATGGTCAGAGTGTGGCAGGAATGAAATACCAGAGCAGATATCGAAGTTCTCGTAAACCCAAGCACCAACAGAAACCCACTCGTTGTCCCGCACAGATATTGTAACAGAAGGCTTATGCTCTGTCCAGTTTAGTGCATAGGTCTTCCACATATCAAGCTGCTCAATGGCCGTCATGTCGTTACGAGTAATAGCATCGGGAGGGGCTTTCATTGGGAAAGAGAATACAACTACACGATCAGGATGAAACTTTTCTGGCTCATTTGGAATACCAGCATCTTGCATTAGCTTGGTAATTGGATCTTTAATATCACAACGTACAGTCCGAATGTAATGTTGGCTATGCCTTGCGTGGATGCCGCTGGCTGCGTCTGTAAGCTGGCTGACAGTGCCAGATGGCTTGCAGCATGTGACGGCTGTTGACTGGGGAATTCCAAGCTTCTCTGACCAATCCTTGTTTGTTTTTACAGCGTGGTCACGCAAAACAGAAAGAAACTTAGAATCAGCCTTATTGGTGATAGGTGCATCCATAATCCCTGTAAGAGAAACACCAAGTAGACGTTCTTCCTCTGTATTACGCTTCCAGACTTTACGTAGATAGGGGAAGTTAGTAAAGGTTGACTGAATTGTGCC